CTGGATATGGAATTTTTACAGTGAGCCTCAGGCTCGCTACACAGTAACCGTAGTACAGATTGGAGAATCTAACATGCTAGCACACAAGACTCTTAATCGCTCTGTTCCTCGCCCTGGAGGAAATGGCATTGCTATTGGAGGTCAAGGTACTATCCAAGCGCAGCTTAACAATAACGGAGTTCCTATCTCGCTGCCTACCGGCTCAAGCTGGCAATGGTCAGACGACGACGTTCAATCCCAGATAACCCTCGATCCAACTGATCCCACCGGGGGAACTATATTCATCACCGTTCCTGCTAACGACACCTCTACCTCTCTCACAGTCACTGCCTCCACAACTGATCCCAATGGTGCCGCAGTCTCTGGTAGTCTTGTAGTTCCACTTACTCCTGGCGTGAACATGTTCACAGTCGTAGTTACTCAGATTGCTTAAGAGCCGGAGGCTCTATGCTCTCCAGATACCGCGCAGCAGTAATCCCTCATGCAGCTCAGCGTTATAATACCGTGGGGGATTACTACTACCCACATTCAGATGAACTTCAGGTTCGTATTTCTGACCTCAAAAATACAGACTACGAATTTCTGATTCTCATTCATGAGCTTGTAGAAGCTTACCTTTGCCAGAAGCGAGGTATTCCTGAGCCTGAAATTGCAGCTTGGGATATAGAGCATCCAGCTCTAGTTGATCCTGGCGCTTCTGTCGAAGCTCCTTATCACAAAGAGCATATGTTTGCTACCTCTATAGAGCATCAAATCTCGAAAGAGCTTGAAGTAGATTGGGATAAATACGACGAAGCAATAAACTCACTTTGCGAAGTAGGCCAAGGACCAGACCCGGAGCAGGGACTGGAGCAACCTTCGGATGTCAGTAGCACCTAGCGCTAGCGCGATTAAAAGCATCAGAGATGCAGTTAGAGCACGTCTTCTCTATGGAGACTTAGGGGAGACTTACGTCCCGCGAAGTGTTATTCTAAACTACTCTCTTATCCCTACAGAAGTTCTTCCCAGTAGCGCAAAAGCACTAGCTTTTAGAGCTAACTGCTTAATGGACCCTTACTATCTTGGCTCAGTCGTTCTTAAGAGGACGCACTTCTCTAAAAATCCAGATCGCAAAAAGAATCTCCATTACATAATGTGTCTCATAGTCCTTAAGGACGGTCTTAAAGAAGGCATAGAGATACCTAGAGATCACCTCAAGAGCACTGTCTACTCCGAAGTTTATCCTATCTTTAGAGCCTTGCCCTTTGGCACCGCCGAAGAGGATTTCTTTAGCTCTATAGGCTTTAGCGATCTCTACATCGAATGGATGCGTCGAGTTCACTCTCAGGATATTCGTATTCTTATTGTCTCTGAAACCATCAAGAACGCTATTAAGCTCGGCGGTCGCATAGCAAATCACTACGAGAATAATGACCTCTTCCGTCAACTATTCTTTGATATTCTCCCCACTGAAAAAGAGACATGGACAGCAGATTCTCTCCACCAGAGGCGCACAGCTGCTGGCCGAGGTCACGGAGAAGGAACCTTTGACTTTATTGGAGTCGGGGCAGCTCTCCAGAGCAGGCACTATAATTTAGTAATCGAAGACGATATGGTAGGTCGCGAGGCTCGCAAAAGCCTCATAGTCATGGCAGATATAATCGACTATCATCAAATTCTCGCTGGAGCTACAGACTTTGATATAGATAACCCTGGTAAAGACTTTGATGAACTTCTAGTAGCAAATCGCTGGGGCTATGATGATCTCAACTCCTATGTTCGCAGGGAAGAGCCTTATTTTTCTTGGACTACGCATTCTGCTCTTGGAGGTTGCTGCTCTCTTCATCCCTTTGGAGAGCCTATCTACCCAGAAGGCTTTACTAAGGAGAAGCTCCTTCGATGGAAACAGCGTCTAGGAACCTACCACTTTAGCTGCTTCGGAGTTGGAACTTTAATTCTTATGTCAGATTTCTCTGAAAAACCAATAGAGAATCTGAAGTTAGGAGATGAGATTGTTGGATACACCACTGAAGGATATATGTCTCTGGCTAAAGCTAGAGTAGAAGCTGTGAATGTGCGAAAGGCTATAGCTATAGAAGTCACAACATCTTCTGGTCGAACTTTTATCTGCACCCCAGATCATAAATTCTTGAAACGCTTTCATAGGGATAGAGGTCTTTATGCTTCTCTTATGGATCTTGATAAAGGTACTATACTAGATGAGCTTATATCAGTCTATGCTCCATGTAAAGATCCTACTCCAGAAGAACAACGTGATCTTGATTGGCTTGGAGGAATTTTCGACGGAGAAGGGTCTTGCGGAGTTTCAGGTCAATGCTTAATCTCACAATCTCCTACAGTAAATCCTCTTGTCTATGCTGAAATCACTGCTACCTTAGACAGACTAAAGATTCCTTGGGGATATGTAAATGAATCAAAGCAAATAACTGTTCAAGGAGGACGTGGACTTAAAGTAAGGCTTCTAAAACATGCTAAAATGGCAAAGCGTCAAAGATTTATAGATAGTATCTGGAATCGTTCTGGAAGAGTAGCTGAAGATGGCGGGTTTGATAAAGTCTCAAAAATAACTATGATCGGTGAGGTAGATGTTTATAACATTCAGAGTAGCACCGGAAATTACGTAGCAGCAGGTTTCGCAACTAAGAATTGCCAGTTCCTGAATGCTCCGCTTGACCCTGCTAAGAAAAAGTTCAACATCGCTGACTTTCGTTACTTCAACTTCGAGAGAATCTCTGGCGCTCTTGCTATTCCCAAGGAGCCCAAGGACATACCCTGGCAGCATGCAAAGCGTCTAGAAATTGTCCATCCCCAACAATACAGGACAGTGATTCGGCATCATGTAGCAGAAGGCGATGTCGAAGAAGATGTTTTCCCTCGCTACTTAGATCGTTACATTATCACTGATCCTAATCACTCTGGCGAGCATCCTGATAACATGCTTGCTCGGGGAGGTCGTTGCCGTCATGCTATTATTGTCGTTGGCATCCAGCATTCCCCCCGCAGACTTTATCTCCTTGACCAATGGGCTGAAGCTTGTAAGATAGATCGCTATGTGGAGAAGATTCTCTTCTACGCTATCAAGTGGAAGATGAAGCGTATCCACTGCGAGGAGGAAGGCGGGCAGAAGTTCCTTATTTACCATTTTAACTTCTACCTCCAACAGAATGTCAAAGATCATCCTGATCTAGAAGGTATGACTATGGTCTCGCTCAAGAGCAGTCGCGCAGCGGATGCAAAGCAAGAGCGAATTGACAATACCATTCCGATGGTAGAGCGTCACGAAGTTTGGCTAGATGCGAACAATTGCTCTGATTTTCGCGAAGAGGCTGAAAAATACGGACAGCAACGCACAACCATAGACCTTCTTGACTGCTTTGGCTATATCCCGCAGCTAGCACCTGTTCAAGTTACTAGTGACGATAGCATAGAGGAATTTCTTAGAAAGCAAAGACAGAAATTTACCAGGGGTCTTGCATCTATAGCTTAGGGAGGCGCAGCCTGTGCCTTTTAATCCTCCAATCCGTGTCTCTCCGAAAGACTTTGGGAAAGATAACTATGACGACCTCTGTCGCTTTATTAAGGAAAAGATAGAGCATCTAGATCGTCGTCTCAGTACTTTCAGAACTTCTACTCTTCCTGAGTATGTCCGTCTCTACAAAGGAAAGCCTAAATCCGACAATATAAGCTGGCCTTGGGATAATGCCTCTAACTTAGTAGTCCAGCTCATAGGAACCTTCTCTGACGAACTTCTTGCTCGTCAGATGGCAGGGATCTGGATGTATGACCCTCTATGGACCGCTAACTTAGCCGGGGACACTCCTACTAAAGAAGGCGAGGAGATGAAAGAGGTTTATCAAAATCTCTTACAGGACATGGCTTATGACTCTCAAGAGCTTGATCTTTACAGGGTGGAACAAGGTGCTTTCCACAGTGCGAACAAGTATGGCACGGGTGTTGTTCATTTTCCGTGGGAGTATCAGAAAGAAATAGAATTCCTCTACATCGGTGGTGGCGGAGTAGGCTCAGAGGAAGATACTCTTCCCGAAGGCCATGAGAGCGAATTTGTTAGCAGAGATGGCCCTCATCCTGAGATGGTTCCTCTGA